CGGTGCCTTCGTCTTCTTCGCTGCTGACTTCGCCGTCTTCGCCTTTGTCTTGGTCACGTCTGCTTCTCCTTGGGTTGCTGCTTCTTCTGCTGGTGTCGTTACGTCAGCGAGTTCGCCGACGTGCTCTGCTTCCGAACTGCCCGCCGACGTTGTCGTGTTGTTGTTCTCGTCGTTACCGTTGCCGTTGCCGTTGCCTGTCACTGGGCGTCTCCTTTTCTGCTTCAGCTCGCGCACGATGCGCGCGACTTCTTGTGCTGCTCTGCTCATCACCTCACCTGCTTCTTCTCTTTCATGCACCACGCTCGGACGTGGTGTAGCCCTCAGCTTCAAGACGCTTCTGCAGCTTGTCGCGATCAGCTGCACTCTTGCACCGCACCATCAGCCAGTAGGACGGCTCTGCGCCTTCGTCCTTCATGGCGGCCTTCAGCTTGCTGACAGACCACGGCTTCTCGCCGTCGCCGGCTACCGCCTTGTCGAGCCACTTATTCTGCTCTTTCGGCGCGAGCTTGCCCACGGCCTGATGATGCGAGTAGGTCAGCTCCTCCATGTGTCGCGTCTCCATTGGCACTTTCTCTGCCGTCCATTCGTAGGCGCGCACCGTCTCGTTAGACCAGCCAGTAGCGGCGCTGATGATCTGGTCCGCCTTATCTCCAAACCGCTCGCGAAGATATCGGGCTGTATCCCCGATCGCAAATTGAATGCCGCGCTCCATTGAACGCAGCCTCTTCCAGAACACCTCGCACGCGTCAAAGTCTGGATTCCCTCGCACCTGCATTCCTTGCGGCGTAATGACAAAGTTCTCACCGACTGAGACAGGGGCGAAGTCGTCGCCTATGCGCTGTAGTTGATTGGTCATCGCGTCTTTCTGTGTTTTTCCCAACGCGCGTTGGATGCGGCTGTCAGGGCTGCGCGCCCTGCTGACGAGCGTGCCCATGCGCCAATGCCAGCCTCGCGGCGACTGCGCACGTCTGGGTTGGTCCATGTCTCAGTGCTGTGTGCCGCGACGCGGTCTCTATTGGCGTGGTTTGTGTAGTGTTCGAGAAGTCCTGCAGAGATGGCTGATTTGGACTCAGCGCTTGCGCGTCTACCTGTCAATGCGGCGCTGATGCGTGCGCGTAGTGCAGGCGAGCGACGAAGCGACGAATTGATCGTCCTGAGTTTTTCTTTGTGAGCGACAGACATATGATGCCCGCGTTTGCCAGTGAGCGCCGCGCGCATCTTCTCGACAGCCTCTGCGCTTTTTGGCTTACCGGTTAGACTCGCGCTGATGCGTCGCTTGTGCTCAGTCGACAGCGTCAGCCCGTGTGGCCTATCTGCGAATGGCGTCAAGTTGTAGAGACCGTGTGGCCATGTGTCCATCCATCTCTGTTCGGCGTCGAGTAGCGCTGTTCGTTCATCTTGGACTAGCTCAAGCACGACTATCTGGAATGCGCTATGCCAGGCACATTGGAGGTGCTTGTTTTTGTGCGTACCTCGTCGTAGATGGCGTAGATGTTCTGCGCATCTAATAGCGATATGCCTGCTACTGCCTATGTAGGCGCATCGACTCACAGGGTTGATTATGGCGTAGATGCCAGAGGCTGGTTGTCCGGTCATTGCGCGTCTGTCCACAGTGCGCCTTGGTTGTTCGTTGCAGCAGCCATGAGGTTCTTCACGGCGCACTCGTAGTAACTCTGTTTTAGTTCGAAGCCTATGAACGCACGCCCCATCTCAATCGCGACATGTCCTTCGCTGCCGATGCCCATAAACGGCGAGAGAACCACGTCACCAGGATTTGACCAGAGCTGAACACCACGGCGAATCACGTCCAACTGCAACGGGCAAATGTGCCGTTCGTCATCGTTGTCGCGCGCGTTTCTGAACTGCAGAGTGTCAGACGGGTTGATGTCCATCCATACTGGCGAAGCGTAGCGCTGCCAAATATTGATGCTGTCGCGCGTCTCGTCGCCAGTTACGCGCGGCGCAGCCTCGCCATTGAAGTCAGCCAACTTGCCCGCAATTGGCTCTGGGTTGTCGCCGCGCTTCCGCATCGTGACGAGGTAGTCAGGTATACCCTGACGACTCATCGCAGAGTCTTTCACGATCTGCTTATGCAGCAGCCCAATTGCCTTCGTGCGCTGCATCGCAGTGACTGGGTCTTTCCAGATGCAGACTTCGGAATGGAAGATGAATCCCTCCGCCTCGAATGCTCGGATCATCGCGCCGCGGAAGTCCCACACGCCAATCACGCCGTCGCGCTGTTTAGATCGAGGCAGATTCATGCAGTGGAACGACACGAGTCGGCCTGGTATCAGCACGCGATGTAATTCGCGCACGAGATACCTGTAGTGCTCGTGGAATTCATCGTTCGTCTTGCAGTTGCCCATGTCACGCTCGCTGTTCGAGTAGGTGTAGAGACTCGCGAACGGAGGCGAGAAGATCGAGTAATGCACGCAGTTGTCTGCGAGCTTAGAGACGCCTTCGACGCAGTCACCCTGATACGCCTGCCATCCGTCTCCTTCGACGCACTTCTCTTGATAGGGCGCGACGTGTCGCTGCACTTGCTGTAACTGCTCTAGCGTCTTTGCTCGCATGATCTCCACCATCGCCGACGCCATCGCGTTAGCGTCCTTGTCCTTGCGACGAATGTTGTCGACAACTGCGCCCTCGGCCCAGTCGTAGACAACGTGACATTGCACCGGCTCCAGCTGCCCGAAGCGCCAGCATCGCCTGATCTGCTGGTAATACTTTTCGTAGCTGTTTGACATGCCGACGCAGACGACCTGGTGGCAGTTTTGGAAATTCATCCCGAAGCCAAAGATCGATCCCTTTGACACGATGACGCGAATGCGCCCTTCCTGGAATCCGATAGCCGCTTGTTCTTTGTGCTTGTCCGTGTCGCTGCCGCTCACTTCCACGGCGCCGTCAATGGTGCGCGCCAGAGCAGACGACTCGTCGTTCAGCTCGCACCACACCAGCCATTGCCCTGGTTGATTTGCGAGCTTAGCTGCGGCAGCTACGCGGTTATCAAGTGATGTGCGCGCTACGACTCGCTGATCGCTAAGCGTCTGCGCCTGTTGTGCGAACAGCGACGTCTGACCGAACTCGTCCGTCAGTAGCTCGTGCGGTGTCTCCACGATGCAATCGTGTATGGTGAGCGGCGGAAGGATAAACGCACCATCTTCGTAGCCGAGGTCTGAGGGCTTACGTATCGTGATCGCCCACGAGCACACCCACTCCCAGAACTTATCCTCGGCGTGTCCCTTCAGTCGCCACTTCGACGTATCACCGCCGTCATGCACGAAGAACATCGCGAGCATTTCCTCGCGCGTCATAACGCCGACGAACTCAGCGTGGTTGCCAAGCTCCATGTAGTCGTTTGGTGCTGGCGTGGCTGAGCACGCTAGACGATATGGAGTCTCGCTGAACGCAGACAGGATCGCACCACGCGTCTTGCCGTCCATGCTTTTCAGGATCGATGACTCGTCCAGCACGATGCCGACGTAATCGTCCGGGTTGAAGCGATCGAGTTTTTGATAGTTCGTGATCGGATTGGCTGGGTCTGTGTCAGACGGCTCGACGACGAACTCTACGCCCTCGATGCCGAACTTTCTAGCCTCGCGCACAGTCTGATGGCTCACCGCGAGCGGCGCCAGCACGAGCACATTGCCGCCAGTCTCACGCACTACCTGGCGCGCCCACTCCAACTGCATCAGCGTCTTGCCCATGCCGCAGTCCGCCCAGATACAGAACCGCCCAAGACGACACGCCAGCGTCACGATGTCGCGCTGGAATGGCATCAGTTGTGACGTCAGGTTTTTTGGCGTGAATCCTACTGACTCAACCGATAGTGCTTTCGACTTCAGAAACGACGAGTAGTTCATCACTGTTGTTCCTCCCACACGCCGACGCCTTCGATCCAGAAGCGGAGCGGCCCGTTGCAGCCTCGATCGGTCAGCTCTTTGCACAGCATGCGGTTCGAGTCGTAGAGCTGCGAGTGCTTGCGACACAACATCATCGAGTGCTCGACGCAGTGTCGCTGCTCTGGTGGTTGGTTGACGGTTTTGGAACGACGATGTGTCTCGTTATAGTGACTCCACTCGCTTGGACCCTCGCACGCGCCAAACAGTTGCACGATCGCACGCGCCGACGTGTCGTCGAACAAATGCAGACGACAGTAGCCATCGCGCTCGACGACTTGCGGTCGCACGACCTTGATGACTGCTGTCTCTGCACGGTCTTCGCGGCCCTTCTGCGTCTTGCGTGTCGTGCCTTTCGGGATCGCCAGTCCAGGCCAGCTGCTCGCGCTGCTAGTCTTCATCGTCGCCAGTGGTGATCTTGACTTTGACCTTCTCTTCACCGTCAGGCGGTTCGATCGTGATCTCGATGCCGTCGTAGGCGTAGTGCGTGCGCTTGTGCTTCTTCATCAGATCGCGCACCGTCGCCTTCGCTTCGACTTCTTCGTCGGTCAGCGCCATGCGCTTCTTCTTCTTCTTGTCGTAGTCGAGCGCTGCTTCGTGCAGGTCTTTGATCGCGCGGTCTTCCATGGTTGGGAGGTCCGCGTCCTTCGCCGCCGGTGGTGTCTTGGGTGTCTTAGCCATCTGTCTTCTGCTCCTTCGCTTGCGGTAGTTGACGCATCGTTGTGCCTTCGAGCTTCGCCTGCAGTGCTTCGGTGACGTTCTGAACGACGCCTTGCGCAGTGATGCGGCCGACCGCAAGCTGCGGTAGTCGCTGGTAGTTGCCGCCGGCTTCGAGCAGTCCGGACAGACGTATCGGTGCAGCGCCAGCTGCTTCTTGTCGGCGCACTTCGCGATAGGCGGCGAGGAACTGCTGACGCTTGACGAGCAGCTCTGGTCCCATCTCTTGCTGACACCACGACGGCCATGAGCCGAACACCATCGTCAGCGCGCGTGCGGCTGCAGGGTCCTCGAACTCGATGGACTGGTAGGCGCCGACCTTCGCAGCGGCTTGCTCCATTGCGTTCCACGCGAGCAGCGCGCGATCGTCAGGCGTCGCGACGACTTGACGACGCAGCTCGGCGACGCTCGGGAAGAACCCGCTGCCGTCGCGTCGACACTTGCGGAACGCTTCGATGATCTGCGTGGGTTCAAGATCGCCGAGGTCTGCAGCGTAGCCGCGCACGCGCGCTTCTGTGATCTTGATGCCGCAGATCTCTGCGGTCTCGAAGATCACGCGGCCGAACCACTCGGCCACGTGCCCTCCCTCGAACGTGCTGCTGCTCTTACCTGTCGTCATCGTCACACCCGCATCGGCATCAGCACGTAGGTGTAGTCGTAGCCCTGCGCGCCGACCGTCTTCAGTACCGCCTGGCTCACCTCGTCCTTGAGTTCGAGCGACACAGTGTCGCCGTCTGTCGCGTTCAAGAAGTCGAGCACGTAGCGCGCGTTGAACGTCATGGTGATGGGCGTGCCATCATACTGCTGAGCGACGCTGTCTGCAGCTTCACCGCTGTCGGTGTTCTGGCTGTTGATCTTCAGCTGCGGCCCGTCGAGCGCCATCTTGACGGCGCGCGAGCGCATGTCTGCCATGATGCTGACGCGCTGCAGGGCTTCCTCCCACGGCGCGCGCTGAATGACGGCGCGCTTGTCGTTGCCTTTCGGCACGATCTTGTCCCACGACGGGAACTGTCCGTCGATGAGTCGCGACACGAGCAGGCGTGTGCCGCACTGGAAGAACAGGTGATTCTCGCCGCGAGTGTAGACGACGTCGAGTCCTTCGCCGTCGACCATCGCAGCGAGTTCACGCATCGTCGCCACCGGGAGGATGGTCTGACCAGCTTCTGCTTCAAGCGGTGCGTCGACGACGGCGAGTCGGTGACCGTCAGTCGCGACCATGCGCAGCTGCTTGCCGGTGGTGCTCAGCTGCGCGCCTGCGAGATAGAAGCGCGTGTCGTCAGCAGACACGGCGTAGCGCGTCTTGCGCACCATCTCGCGCAGTATCGCGCGCGGCAGCGTGATGGCTGCAGCGTTCGGCAGATCCGGCAGCGACGGAAACTCCGCAGCTGGCATCACGTTCAGCTTCGACGTAAAGCCGGCGCACGTGACGCGCGCTTGCTTGTCGTCGTATTCGATGACGACGTCAGCGCCGGTCGGCAATGCCTGCACGATCTCGTAGAGCTTCGCCGACGGCAGCAGCACGGCGCCCTCCATCAGGTCTGACTGCGTCATCGTGCACGTGCTGCGTGTGGCGACGGACAGATCCGTGGCTGAGATCGTGCAGCCCTCGGCGTTGCGCTCCATCAGCACGTGGTTCGTCGCCGGGATGGTGGTCTTGGTCTTGCCCGCGATAGCTTGCACGGCCTGCAGCTCGCGCTGTAGCACCGACCGATCGAACTGCATTCTCATTGTCTGCTCCTCGTCATGGTTTACGTCCCATTGCTTTGCTTACTTCGTGAATGTTGCTTGCCGTTTTGTCAGCGATGTCGCCGCCGCTCTGCGCCATGCGCAGCTTCGGCGCCCAATACAAGAAGTCTGGCACGTTGTAGAACCGGCAGCGACGCACTTGCGGGTCAGTGCTGGTGAAGAACAACACGATCGTGTCAGACACTGCGTCCTCTCCCCATTCGGCACCGAGCTTCTTGAGGATGCCAAGGTCGCGCACTTCGGCGACCGATACGGCATACGGGAATCCCCACCGCTTGTGGTAGCCGACCATGAACTTCCCGAGCAATCGCTGCGACAGCGTCGGCGACTTGAGTCTGTCGTCGACCGTCATCGCCTTGCGCTTCTTGCGAACTTTGCCTTCTGGTGCTCGTAGCACCAGCTCGTCGTCGTTGTCGGCCATGGCGCCCTCAGATAAGTGACAGCTGCTTCTCTGCTGGCTCCGGCAACGGCGGCGTCTCTGGCGTATCTGTCGGTGGAGTGGCGAGTCGACTGGCGGCGGCACGTGCGCGACCGCGCAGCACGGTGACGTGGTCCTTGATCGCTGCAGCGACTGCATGCGACACGAACCGACGCACCTGCTTGCGTGTCGCTCGCGTGCGCACTGCGTCTCTGCTCTCGTCTGGCGCCGCCACGGCGAAGAACTTCGCGATGAC